GAGATCATGTTCGGACGCTTGAAAGACTGGAGGCGCGTCGCCACGCGCTATGACCGAAGTCCCAAGGTCTTCCTCTCGGCCATTGCTCTCGCCGCAACCGTGATCTTTTGGCTATGAGTCCTGAGCCTAGTCCACATAGCTGACCCTCGGACTGTCAAGCAAGCAACTGGGACACTCTGTCGGCTGACAGGGTATCTTATGTCAGGTGCAGAACACTAGCCGTCCAACCACTTGCTTCGGATCACCCTAGGCGACTCCGTCTTCCCCGTCACGCTGGCAAGTTCACCCTCCCGGCGGTCGAGGTCGAGGCTTAGAAGCTGACGCGCGGCCGTCGCGTAGGTCAGCGTGTCGAGGGCTTCGTTGCGACGGCCGGAGATGACCTCCCATGCGCGGGTCGGGCGGCCACGGGTGTAGCGCGTCACCAGTCGTTCGGCCCGGAGTTGGTCGAAGTAGTCGCCGCCGAGTTGGTTAGAAAACAAGATCGTCTCGCCATGGGCAAGGCGCTGGTGCAGGCCCAGCTTCAGGCCGTCCACGCCGAGAAGGGCCAGCCGCACCTTGCGCGTCTGCGAGAAGGCCACGCCCGGCCGACCGAAGCCCGGCACACCCTTGCCGGGCAGCACGCGCCGCGCGGCACGGGGGCGGCAGAAGGCGTAAACGGCGTCCGCCCAGTTGCCCGAGTCGATGATCGTGGCGTCGACGGTCAGAACGCTGCCTGCCGGGTGCCGGAACTGCCGCCGCAAGAGGTCGTCCACCTCGATCCACGTCTCATTCTCGGTCGGGCTGCCCCACGTCACGACATGGCCCAGGACTCGCATGTCGCCCTCGCGCGTCCAGCCCACCAGTGTCGTCTCAACCCGGTCGGCTTGCACATCGCAGCCCGCCGTCACCACCAGCACCTCAGAGGGCACGTCCTCGGCGCTGAAGGGCCGTTGCAGGGCCGGGAAGCTGACTCCGTCGAGGTCGTCGCCCTCGCCCCTCCACGGCTCTCCTAGGGCCGTTGCCAGCCACGGCTTCAGGGTCGCGGGGGATCGCTTGGCCTGAAGGAACTCGGCCGCCAGACGCGGCCACGCAGCCGCTGGCAGGGTGCTCGTGAGGCTCGTGAGCCTGTAGCCCCGGCGGCCCGTCACGCCCTCCGCTGTCGGTGTCCAGCGCCCACTGTCCACCAGCGCGGCCTTCTGCCGGTCTTGCACGATGGTTTCGCAACAGGGCGTCCGCCAATGGGCAGTCTCGGGCTGTTCGGGCTCCCAGCGGATGTCTTTCCACTCTACGGGCACGAACTCGCCGCACCCGGGGCATGGCAGCGTGTAGACCCGCTGGTCCGTCGCCTCATAGGCCCGGACGATCCGAGATGTATCGGCGTCAATCGGCGTGCTGGCCAGCACCAGCTTCGCGTTCGGATAGGTCATGGATCGGCGGATGGCCATTTCCAGCGGATCACCCTCGGCCGTATTCTCCCATGCGTCCAATTCATCGCCGTAGATTACGCGGGCTGTCCGTGCCCGGAGGTTTCGGGGGCTCCGGGCCGAGACGATGGACAGGCTGCCGCCCGGGAAGTGGCGGGTCATCATCGTGTCGCGTCCGGTGGCATCGGCGCTGAGGGCCGCCCGGAGCGCGGGGCTCTCGGAGAACGTCGGCTCCACGATGCTCGTGACGAAGTGGCGGCAGTCGGAGTCCACGGGTAACACGGCCAAGACCGGGCTGGGATCGTTCTGGACGAAGTGACCAAGCGCGGCGACCATGAGTTGCGTCGCGCCCACCCGGGCGGACTTGTAGAGCACCACCTGTTCAATCGAGTCGTCGCCAATGGCGTCGGCGATCTCCCGTTGCGGCGGCCAGAGACGCATCCGCCCCGGCTGCGCGGCGAGGCTGGACGGCAGGTAGACGTTCGCTTCGATCCAGTCGGACAGGCGCAGTTTGGGCGGCGGATGCAGCGCGGCCAGCGCCTCGCGGCGCAACTCGGCGAACCGGGGTTCAAGCGTCATCGGCGATGGCCTCCATGGCGAGCCGGATTTCGGCGTCCAGCGCGGCGGCCTCGGCGCGGTCCATTCCGAGGCGGGCGGCGACACGGCTGGGGACCGCCAAGAGCGCGGCCCGGAGGTCCACCACCACCCCGCGCCATGCGGTCGCCACTTCCCGCGAGTCCATCAACTCGCCACGGGCGCGGGCGTTCGCAAAGGCGATCTTGTCGGCCTGCTCGCGGGCCAGTCTGATCTTCTCGGCCGCCATCTCGCCGTCAGCCCGGCGGCCCATGGCTCCGGCCCGGGCGTGCTCGCAATAGGCCCGTATCGAAGGGCGCAGTAAGAACGTTTTGTCGTCGTTGCGGGGCAGCACGCCGTCCCGAGCCAAGGCAGAAACACGGTTCGCAGTCACACCGAGCCATTCGGCCAGTTCGCCTGCCGTCACCCGCTTAACGTCGAAGGGGTTGCCGACCAGTGCTTCAAACTCGGCTAGGTCTCGGGCCGAATGCTGGGAAACCGCTACCATTTCTTTTCGTTCATTTGCGTGACGACCGAAAAACTCCTAAAAGCCAAGCGCGACTTAAAGACATCGACTGAGTCATCGGATACAATCCTTTGGACATCTCTCACCCGAATATCCGATCTAGGGCCAACGATAACTTGCTTGAGGATCATCTGTTCAGAGAATTTCTCAAAGACTAGTTTGTCAAGTTATGGGTTGTTATCTAGCTTAATTAGCATCCTCTGTTCTTCTTCATAGCTCCAGTGAAGAAACTTTGTTGCGATTAATTCTTCCAGCTGACCGGGGCCAACATGATCGGCAAATGTTTCTGCGGTTATCCCGGGATAGAGCCGTTCCGAAACATACCTGACCTCATACAAGATATCTGGATCAACATCGAAACCGTAGCAGAGCCCAGTGTGGTTCCTCGCATAATGACCCCAAAGGACGGGGCTTCGCCAGCTTCTACAGAAGCAAATAAGTCCCTTGGTCGAATCTGTTTCTCGTAGCCAGCCATCGAATCGCTTCCGAAGATCTCTGTCACTCAGGTCGAATACAGCCAACTCAAACGCATCATTGCACCGTGAGAAGCGCGAAACCTTCAGGTGACGCTGTCGCAAGTTTTCTAAAGCATAATCGGGCGGGGTGAAGTAGTAGACCCGCTTCATAGGTTTTTTTGACATCTAGAAGGTCTCCGTTTGTTGGGTTTCCCTGTCAGGTTTTTCCTTAAAGAGCGAGGTCCGGGGGCTCCGCGTCCCCCGCGACCCACAACGCCGGGAAGGACCCGTATGGGAACGGCTCGCCGTATGGGAACGGACCATTACCGTGTGGTTTCCCGTGTGGGGTTGCGATCAGCGCGACATTCGCGCGACCATCGCCATCGCCATCGCCATCGCCATCGCTCGCCTCTCCACTTTCCCAGTCCTCCAATGTCTGGGGCATGGACACGCCGGACAGACCGGACACCCCTAAAGGGGTGTGTCCGGACATGTCCGAGTCCGGGTCCACCTTTGCCCGGCGGACAAGACGGGACATTGTCCGGACATGTCCGGTTTTGTCCGGCTCATTCATCTGGCAAATCATCGTCAAACGTCTCCGTATGGGAACGGGCCTCATGATACTTGCCGTCGGCGAACTTCACCCGGCAACTCGTGGTCAGTTCATTGATGGCCCGACTGGTGGCCTTCCGGCGGGAGTCCTCTATGGGCGAGCCGGACACTTTGCGACCGTCGATACACGCCTTCCGCCAGTCGGCTTCGGGCACCCAGCGCGTCCCGTGGCCAAGGTCACGCAGATGGTCCAGTGCGGCTTTCGCGCCCTTCGGGAGTTTGCTTTCGCTCTTGCTGATCATCGCAGGCGTATCGGTTTCTTTGCAGATGGCCACCTTGCGCGGGTCGCCGTCTTCGTCGATCCCGAGCACCCGCGTGCCGATCTCAAAGGCGATGCCGTTTTCCGTGCTGCCGTTCCGGTTCTTCGTCAGCGTCCCGGCCACGCCCTTTCTGTCGCGCTTCAGCGACAGCGCCACGTCCAGCGCCCCGTTCAAGAGGGAGTGGCCACGGGGCAGCCCGTCGCCAGCTTTGGTGTCATGGTGGACCGAGACGACGGCTGCGCCCCATTCTGTCAGCGAACGGGCGGCGGCCACCACGCGGCCCATTCCTTCGGCGCTGTTCTCTTCCAGCCCCGGGAAGGCCACGGCCAAGGTGTCGATGATGACCAGCGACGGCCGCCGGGCCTCCACGGCCGACCTCAGCGCCTCCAGTTGCGGGCTCGGCTTGCCTGCGATCTGTCCGTTGAGCAGGTCCGAAACGCCACCGACCAATTCGAAGGACTCGGCCTCGCCATGCTGCCCCCGCAGCGCCGCAAGCCGCAGCGCGAGCCCGCCGTGATCTTCGGCGGCGACATAGAGGACTCCGCCTTGCCTGACCCGGCGGCCAAAGACCTCTTTGCCCTGAGCGACGGCGTAGCCCAGACGCGGCCCCAAGAGGCTCTTGCCTGCCCCGGGCGCTCCGACGATGGCGGCAACGTCACGCTCTGCCAGAAGTCCCTTGATAACGTAGGGCCGCGCAGGCAGGTCCGCGCATTGGGAAGGCGTGGTGAAGGTCAGGCCGCCAGCACGGGCGACGGGTGCGACCAACTCTTCGATTTCCGCAGCGGTGACCCCGTTGACCGTTTCCGCCTCACCCCACTCTTCGCGCATGGCATCCCACGCCGCGTCGAAGTCGGCCTCGGCCTCTTCGCGCCGTTCCATGTCCCGCAATTCAGTCAGGGCCGGGTCGGACCAGCCTTGCCGCTCGGCCTCGCGGATGATGAGCCAGCCGGTGATGCCGCCCTCGGTCTTGAAGGAGTCCCACGCCGCGTCGGTGTGGTCGGCGTCATACTCAACGTGGCCCTTGCTCCACTCGTGCCACGCCGCCCGGCCGTCGTCCGAGCCGCCTGTCTCGCAGTGGAGCGCCATGCCGATGTGGATCCAATCGCCTCGGCCATCAAAGGACGAGCCGTTCGGAATCGCGTTGAGCGCCGACAGGATCACGGCAACCGGCAAGCCGGTGGGCGACGCCTCGCCGGGCTCACGGTCGGACTTCCGGCTCGGCAGGCGTGCGATGAGGGCTTCAGGCATGAGCGGCAGGCCCACGAGGTCGATGGCATACGCCAGCGCCTCCGCATCGCCTGCGATCCACTCATACTTCCCCCACGGGGCAACCGTGCCCGGGGCCACAATGTAGCCGGGCGTGCCGCTGGCTGCGGCAGCCTTGATGTCGATGCCGGGGGCAATTTTGCCGTTGGAGCCGGTGACGCCGGGCGTGGGCGCGAAGAAGTGGTGTTCGCCGCCCCCTGCCGTCTTCGCGCACAAGCGCGACTTGCACTCAACGCCCATGTCGGCGAGAGCCTTGAATCCGTCTTTCTCGCCGTGCCGGTCGAGGTCCGTCACGTTAAATTCGTCCGTCAGCAGGCCCACAAGCAACTGCGGTTCCTTCTCCCAGACTCGCCTGATCGTCTCTTCGTCAGTCGTCGCTTTACTCGCGTAGTCCGTCCAGCGGGGTGACTTCGCCTTGCGGATTTCACCGTTCTTCAGGGTTTCATCCTGATACCGCAAGGGGATGACCCGCCGCCCCTCCCGCGCGTATTCGAGCGCGACTTCCAGATTATCGGCCTCTTGGCCTTTGACCGTTTTTGGGCTATCTTTCGCATGCACCGGTCATTCCTTTCGACTGGTGATTGCGCTGCGAAACGCACTTAATTGGAGCCCTCTGCCGTTTCCCCGGCAGAGGGCTTTCTCTTTTGAGGGTAGAATGGACTTGTCGGAGAGTCATCGTAGAGCGTAAGTAGCCAATAATTTGCCACACAAAGTGTAACACAAAACGGCACGCGCAAGACCGCCAACTATTTGTTAATAAACCAATATCTAATTCTGAAATGCCAGATCGTCGGACTTCGTCTCCGCCACTTGCCCCCGCGAAAGCCTTCTCCTGATCTGACCGCATCCGGATTTTCGCGTTGTTTTAGAGGGTTATGCGGGAAGGGCTGAGCACTGCCCCCCCCCCGCCAGTAGGCCCCGATCGGCGTGTTCGATCTGACCAAGGTCGCCTCTCAGGCTTGGACCGTCGGCGCCAAGGTCTATTGGGACGACACCAAAAAACGCTGCACCACGGTCGCGACCGACAACACCCTTATCGGCGTTGCCGTTGAGGCGGTGGCGAGCGGCGCGGGCGACACCATCGGCCGGGTCCGCCTGAACGCGACGTCCTGATGAGCGCCTTCGCCGCCGCCGTGGGCGCACTCTTTGCCGATCCGAACATCGGTCGGGACACAGTCTACATCGCCGATGGCGGCGCGCCTGCTCTGGTGCGCATCCTCTCCCGGCAAGCGGATGCAATCACCGACGTTGGCGATGCCCGGATTTGGTCGCCCCCCCCCGATCGACCTACGCGTCGTAGAGGTTCCGACCCCGTGTCCCGGCGACCGCATTGAGATCGGCGGTGATGCCTTCCTCATCCAGGGCTAGCCGGTCCGCGACCGCGCGCGGCTGGTCTGGACCGTCAATCTGAGGCCCGCGTGAAACTGAAGCTCGACATCGATCCCGACATCGTCGCGATGATGGCGGCCGAGGTCGCGGCCGGTGAACGCGCCGTCACCGCCACCATGCACGAGGCCGGGACCGGGCTGAAGTCCGCCTGGCGCACGCAGATCACCGGCGCAGGGCTCGGCACACGGCTGGCCAACTCGATCCGGAGCCAGAACTTCCCGAGGTCGGGCCAAAGCCTCGATGCGGCAGCGCTGGTCTGGTCCAAGGCACCGCTCATCTTGGGGCCCACGACACCGGGCCGCTGATCCGCTCGAAAGATGGGTTCTGGTTGGCGATCCCGCTGCCTGCGGCGGGCGTGTCCCTGCGCGGCGGCCGGATCACCCCCGGCGAATGGGAGCGCCGCCGTGGCCTGCGCCTTGTCTATCGCCGCACCGGTCCGAGCCTGCTTGTGGCGGAGGGCCGGCTGAACACGAAGGGTCAGGCGGTGGTGTCGCGCTCGAAGACCGGGCGCGGCAAGGTCACCGCGCCGATCTTCCTGCTGGTGCCGAAGGTGAAGCGGCTGCACCTCACGCGGGACGCGGACCGGGTGCTGGACAGCGTGCCGGGGCTGATCGTGGCGAATTGGGTGGAACAGAAACGGTAGGGCGCGGGTGCGGTCGCCCGGAGGGCACTCTACAGCACCACCACACCGGAGAGCTTTGCCTTGCGCTCCGGCTCGACGTGGATGGTGACGATGCAGCCTTCCAGGACCTCCTTCAATGCCGCCTCGATCCGGTCGCAGATGTCGTGCGCGGCGTTCACCGTCATTTCGCCGGGGACGATGAGGTGGAACTCGACGAACGATGCCTGGCCGGCATGGCGCGTGCGAAGGTCGTGCGCCTCGACCGCGCCTTCGGCTTCCCGCGAGATCGTCTCGCGCACCTCTGCGAGGGTGGCATCCGGAATGGCCTCGTCCAGCAGACCGCTGAGAGATTCACGCATCACGTTCCAGCCGGACCAGAGGATATTGATTGCCACGAGCACCGCCATCAACGGGTCGAGCAAGGCCCAGCCCGACAGGATGGCGATCAGCACGCCGAAGGTGACGCCGACGGAGGAGATGACGTCCGTGAGCAGGTGACGGCCATCCGCGACCAGCGCAGGCGACCGCCGCCTGCGTCCTTGCGTGATCAGCATCCAGCACCAGAAGGCATTGATCACGCTGGCCGCCCCGTTCACCAGAAGTCCCGCCAGCGGGGCGTCCAGCATGCGCGGCGCGAGAAACCCGTGATAGGCCTCGCGCATGATCAGGAGCGCGGCGATGATGATCATCACGCCTTCCAGGATCGCGCTGAACAGTTCCGCCTTGTGGTGGCCGTAGGGGTGGTTGGCGTCCGCGGGCCGCGCCGCGAGGCGTATCGCGATGAGCGCCGCAATCGCGGTCGCGACGTTCACCGTGCTTTCGAGCGCGTCCGACAGCAGCGCGATCGAGCCGGTCATCCACCATGCGAGGGTCTTCAGCGCCAGCACGATGATCCCGACCACGATGCTTCCGGCGGCTATCTTTATCAGTGGGGACATGGTCGGTATCGCAGCCACCTTTCGGGAATGACGGGGGCCGCAAGACGAGGTTATCGGCACGCAAGGATTGGACAGGATCACGAGGCTCGGGAGAGGCCTCGCACTTCAGGCAGGATGGATTTCCACGGTCACGTGGGACAGCTCGTCGATGTGCCCCAGCCGCGCCCGATAGGCCGCAACCGGTTCGGGGCGCGTGGATTTCAACGCGATGATGACGCCGTGATGTCCGGGTCCAAGCTGCCAGACATGAAGATCGACGATCTCGTCATGCTCGCTCTCGATGGCTGCGCGCACTTCCGACGGAAGCTCCTCGTGGTCGGGCAGATAGTCCATGAGAACCGATCCGCTGTCGCGCAGCAGCCCCCACGACCAGCTCAGGATGACGAGGGCGCCGACGATGCCGATCACCGGGTCGAGCCAGACCCAGCCATAGCTGCGGCCCGCGAGCAGGGCTGCGATGGCCAGAACGGACGTAAGCGCATCCGCGAGGACGTGGAGGTAGGCCGCACGCAGATTGTTGTCGCGGTTTCCGGCGCGGGTCGCTGCAGCGCCCTGGTCATGATCGTGATCATGGTCATGGCCGTGGTCATGATCATGCGCATGGCGATGAGCAAGGCCGTGATGGTGGCTGTGGTCGTCCTTGAGCAGCCAGGCGCTGACAAGGTTCAACACGAGGCCGATCACGGCGACGAAGATCGCCTCGTCGAAGCTGATCGGAACGGGACTGCGCAACCGGACAAGGCTCTCCCAGCCGATCAGCAGCGCGACGATGGCCAGGACGCTCGCACTTCCGAAGGCGGCAAGATCGCCGAGCTTGCCGGTCCCGAAGGTGAAGCGCGGGTTTCGCGCGTGCTTGCGGGCGAAGCGATAGGCGAGCGCCGTGATGAGCAGCGCCGAGGCGTGGGTCGACATGTGCCAGCCATCGGCAAGCAGCGCCATGGACCCGTAGATCGTGCCCGCGGTGATCTCAGCGACCATCATCGTCGCGGTCAGCGCGATCACCAGCCAGGTGCGGCGTTCGTTGCGGGCGTGGTTTTCGCCAAGAAAGACATGGTCGTGCAGGGGGGCGGCGTGCGGGGTCATTTCAGGTGCCTTCTCATGACTTCGATCAGTTCGTCCGCCCCGACCTTGCGCTGGGCATCGTCTTCGACGTCGACGACGTGGTTGCGCAGGTGATCCTCCAGAAGTTCGACGACGAGGCCGTTCGTCGCCCCGCGAACCGAAGCCGCGAGGTTCAGGATTTCGGCGCAGGACGCTTCTGCCTCCAGCGCCCGTTCGATCGCCTCCATCTGCCCCCTCAGGCGGCGGACTCTGGCGAGAAGCTTGGATTTGTTCTGAACAGTGTGACTCATAGTATAGGGGGCTACCCTATTATTGCAGGGTCCACAATCCCGATGCTGTGCTGAACGCGGTAGACTTTCATGCCCCTCACGCGAAACCATCCTCGCCGCGCTGCACGCGCGGCTTTCGGCGTTGCCGGCCACGGTCCTGCGCGGCGAGGTGCTGCCCGAGCGTGCCGGCCGAGGGCCTGCTGATCCTGCGCGATGGCGAACCGGGAGAGCCCGAGGTGACGCTGTCGCCGCTGCGCTACCGCTACCAGCACCGTGCCGAGATCGAGGCTGTCGTGCAGGGCGCCGACCGTGACGTCGCCTTCGACACGCTGACCGGCAGCATCGGCACGGCGCTCGCCGCCGACCGCACGCTGGGCGGGCTCTGCGATTGGGTCGAGGCGGAAGCGCCGCGCTCCGTGGACCTGCCAGTCGAGGGCGCGGCCAGCTTGAAGGCCGACGTGATCCTATTCGACGGACGATCCGCTTGGTGGGTGACTCAGTTGGCGTTGAGACCTAACGGCTGCCGCGAATGGAGCCGTAGCTTCCAGCTGTTCTCGCGAGCGATGACATCTTCAGCTGGCAGGTCTGGCGCAAGACGTTCGAGAATGCTGAACCGGTAACTGTGAGGGTCGCAGCCGCGCAGTTCGCGGTTTCCACCGTGACCATCGCGGGCGTAGACCTGCCAGCGACCGTAAATGTTTTCGCGACCGTAGGCGGAGCCGACGTAGGCCCGACGATCGCTTTCATCGAAAATGAGGTAGATCCCGCGCCATTCAGCCAGCCGCGCTCGCCAAGACGCCGGTAGTGCCACGAGTTCCGCAAAGGTGAGATCGATCTCACGCCAGTCAGGCGGCGGGGCTGCGAAAGCACTTTCCTCGAGGATCGCGCTGACAGGAAATATCCCGCGGTCCACCCACCGGAACCATGAGCGCTCCGGCGGCGGAAAATCGATGACCAGCCGACCGCGCCAGTTGCTGTAGAAAGGCAGGCGCTCCAGATCGAACTGAAGCTCGGCTCCCACCCGGTCTGCGTGATCGGCTGTGAAACCCTCGTATCCCATTTCCCTTAGGGCAAGATTCTCCGGTATGCGCCAGAAGGCATCATGGTCGAGCGCGCGCGCCTCGCCTATGCGATAAAGCCCGACGAAGTGCGCTTTGCCGGGCGTGAGTCCGAGGAAGCTCGCCACGAATTCGGCCCGACGCAGGGCGGTTTTGGGTCGGCCGGGGACGGACTGGTAGACTTCGAAAAGCTCCGGGCGTTCTTCGATAATCCACGGCATCGCGCGGGCAAGTCGGGTCTCGAAGGGGCGGTGGCGCAGCAGGACAATGCGCTCTCTGAGGTCTGGGTCGTATCCTTGAAGGCGTAATAGGTCCTTGAAATCCATAGCAGCTCTGCTCTCAGCCCGTTGGGTGCAGCCTAAGCTCAGCGTAACTCGGCAGCAACGCCGCTTTATGTGATCCGCTCAGCGAGGCAAAGAAAGGAGAACACCATGGCACGAGCTCAGGGGGCGCGGGCGCTGATGGCGCTTTCGTTCGAGACGACTTCTGGAACGCCGCCCGCGAGCGGCTTCATCGGCGATGCCGACGGCAACGCGATCGAGCCGATGGGCGCTGCGGCGTCGATCTGGAGGACCCTGCCTACAAAGGCACTGGTGCCGTCATCGATCTACTGCGCGACCGCGCCTTCACCGACTCAGGGCTGGGCGCATTCATGTCCGGCGGGTTCACCTTCGGAACGCTCGAATGGACCAGCGGCTCCAACGCCGGGCGGCGCACCGAGGTGCTGAGCCATGACGTATCGGACGGCATCGCCGTGCCGGCGCTGCTCGAAGCGCCGGTGCGGGCCATCGCCGAGAGCGACAGCTTCACCTTGCGAGCGGGCTGCGACAAGCGGATGGAGACCTGCGGGGCGAAGTTCGCGAACACCGCCAACTTCCGCGGCTTCCCGCACATCCCCGGCCAGGACGCGGTTCTCCGCTACGCCACGAAGGACGGCGGCCATGAGGGGTCCGTGCTGTGACCTCAGCCGATCCCACCTGCGTCATTGCAATCGCGCGGTCCTGGCTCGGCACGCCGTGCCACGACCAGGCCAGCCTGCGCGGCGCCGGCTGCGGCTGCCTGGACCTCGCGCACGGCGTCTGGCGCGAGGTCGTCGGCTCCGAGCCGTTCCCGATCCCGCCCAACAGCCGCGACTGGGACGAGACCGGCCCGAGCGAGGTTCTGGCCGAGGGCGCGCGGCGCATGATGATCGAGGTGTTTGATCCCACGGTTTGATGGTGCGATCCTTTCTCAGGAATGGAAGGCAGCACTATGGGACAAGTTCGTCACGGCTGCGCCACGACCACGCACGCCGTCAGAGCTGCAATACAGCGATCCGTCGCCCGGCAGTCGTTTGCTTGCAAACGATGAGAGGGGCAGGCTTCGCTCGCGC